TTCCAGCAACCATATTGCCCTGCGAACTAATGGTGCCAAGTACGGTAAACAGATTTGGACTGTTTAACGTACCGTCTTCTTGATAGGTCATACCGGCAGTGGCTGCCACAGACCCATTGCTGTTGAACAACACTTGAGTGTTTGTACCGGCTGCTGTGATGTTGCCGGTGATGTTGCCGGCAAAATTGCCTAAAAAATATCCCAGAGTTACAATGTTGCCCGCGGCCAACACTGTTCCTTGAGCACTGATGTTGTTCAGGGCAGATATGTTTCCAGCAGTGATGTTACCAGATACCGAAAGATTGGCCTGCAACCCTTGAAATAACTGTGTAAAATTGTCATTTACTTTATCAAACGCCGTGCGCAATGGATTACCGTTTCCATCGTTTGGATTGGCGCCTATATTGATATATTGTTGACTCATAGATAATTGTCCTCTGTGTATTTACCAGAGTACAAAATTTATTGATTTTGATATTTGAAGCAGGGTAAAGCGACTACTGCTGTTTCATGCGTTGAGATTTTTTGTTTGTGTACTGTTATTTGCTCAATGTCAGCATAGTCTTATAATACAGCGTACATTTTTTGTGCAAACATAGTCTGTTGTTCAACGCCACAATGCATTAAATCCCTTGCCCATCCTGGTCGACAATTATTGTCGAGTTTCCATAATTCACTGTGATCTAAATATCGAAAAGTAATATTGGTACGGTCGCATAGATATTGCATAGCCAACAAATTTTTTCTTTTTAAGATTTTGGCATTGGTTTCGTCTATTGCCCAATGTTTATAAAATCCTTCAAGATGAGCAGGTACAAATTCTGGAAACAAACTCACTGGCATGCCCCGATCAAATATTTCAACTCGACTTCTGCTGGGTACGCAAAATACTACAAATTTAGGATTTATCTTTGGTAACCAATGGTCTAATAATCTAAAAGCGGTGTCAATACCACTGCCGGCAACTCCCAAATTCCATATGTGCGTGCCAGTCAAACTACTTAATATTCGAGGCCATACAACAGATTCAGGTAAGCCTACACCTTGTGTATGACTACAACCTAAAGCAAGTCCAGCAGGGCGATCATCAAATTCCTCATCACGAAACCCAAAGCTATTAAATTTATATGAAATACAGTCAGGATCCATCCAGCCCGAACGTTCTAATATTGCTTGTTTTTTAGGGTCATTACAATTTTTTTCAAATCTTTCCAGGCTGTCAGAACTGTGCCACAGTTGAGTTATACTTCTAAACTGGTCATTGCAATGTCTTGTTACTATATCAAAGTCGCTCACTGCAAACATCCCAGTTGATTATCTTCCAGACATTGTCAAGATATCGTTCTTTGTCCCATTGGTAGTCCAGGCTCCAGGCATGTTCCCACCAGTCAACCAGTACACATATATCTGTGCGAACAGCATGATTGCGAATAGTTTTGATTTCGCCACCTGTGCTCAAATACACCCAACCTGATCCTTCAATCTTCATTGCTGTTTCTTTGAAAGCAATTTTGAAATCTTCGTAGGTTTTGAAATTGCCTTCAATCAAGGTCAGTACAGCACCTCGTGGACGATTGGCACCTCGTGGTGCTTGTAATTGTGGAAAAAATTTGTTGTGTAAAAAACTGCCTGCACGGTTGAAATCTGCATTGCCTTCGCCAGCATTGTAGCGTTTGGCATAACCTTTGGCCAAATGCTCGTAGTGATAGTTTATGGTATCTGCACTCATAACAGGATCCAGATCCTGAACACCGTAGGGCAAAGGTGTGGTTTCCAGTTTGGCTGGTTTTGTTGTGGCTTCTACAAGATCGATAATATCACGCATACAGATATTTATCTACGGCGTGTTATACGACCTCGAGTAAGATCGTAGGGACTAAATTCTAATTCTACTGTGTCGCCGGCCAACACCTTGATGTTGTGCTGACGCATACGTCCATTGAGGCTGGCCAATATGGGCTTGTCAAAATGTTCTATTTTGATTCGATAAGTGGTATTGGGCAAAACCTCTTGTACTACTCCTTCCATTTTTATTGCTTCTTCTTTAGCCATTCCGGCCTTTTAAATAGTTCAAATCGTATCCTTTCGTTATCTACGCATCTTACTTATGTCAACCGCCTCCTCTTGGCTGAATACAGGAACTCCATTTGATTTATGTAAGGTAGAAATTCCAAGTACCTTGGTGCCAGTATAGGTTTTGTCAGTGCCCTTGGTGCAGGCTATCCATCCGGTGTCTAAACTGGCAATCCGGGGTGTTTCGCGACCAGGTGGTATTCTTGGACTCATGGCGGGTGAAGCAACGGATTTTTCAACAGCAGGTTTAGGTGCCTGAACCGTACGACTGAACTGTGGTTTGAGTTTGTTTAATTCTGCCAAAGTGCGTTGCCATGATTCTTTACGCTGTTGATCTTGACGTTTGGCTTCAGCACTTGCCCATTTTTTAGGACCTTTTTTCTTGCCTGTTGTACTCAACCACGGTCCTTCAAGATGCATAGTCATAAATTTCCCCTGTAATTACAATCATACTACTATTATAACACAGGGGGCGTTTGTGGTCAACCAGATTACTTGAACAAGATCATGGCCATGCACCCAGCCTGTACCACAAATCCAAGGCCAATGGTCACAGTATTGAGCGAATCCTTGAGCACTATGGCACGAGCAAACAGCAGGACCAAGCCGGCCCAGGTAAACAGGACCATGTCTAAATTTGGAGTACGATCGCTGAGTCCGGTCATGAGTGCCAACAAAGTGGGTATGGTGGCACAGTGCAATACCACACTGGCCAGCCACTGTAGCGTTTCGGCTGAAATCTTGGGCAGTTGTGCTGTGAGCCAGACAGATGTGGATTTTACGAAGTTGTCAAATTTTGTTATCATGTTTTGCTTTCTGAGTAAAAAATGTGTCGACCAATCTTGGCCACACGGGGTTTGCCCCATTGGGGGTTGACATAGTCGGCGTGATAATACAGAGCCTTTTCCACGCTGGGCAATCTAAATCCTTCCAGTAAGACCTTTTTGGCCACTTCTTCACTTTCCTGCCAGGCACGTGAATGTATGGGCTTGGTGCGGTTACCGGTTTCGCAGTACCAGCTGAACTGGCAAACAACCTTTTCGTAGAACATGGTCTTTTGATAGACCACGCCACACACTGTGTTGGCAAAACGTCCAGATTCCACACGATTCACAGTGACCTGGGCCACTGCTACCTTGCCTTCAAACGGTTCAGATCTGGCTTCCCAATAGATGTTGCGGGTCAAGCAGTCCAGTTGCCGGGTGTATTCGGTCACGCTGACAGCTGGGTTGATGTCGGTTTCGGCTCTCAACTGATCCAGTTTGGCATTGATGGTGATTACCAGTGCTGTTGCAATTGCAAAAAATCCAGCAGTTTTAAATATCGCCTGAGCAATACGCTGAGCGATGATGGGTGATGTTGTCATGTTTTTCTCCTTGGAACCAGACTGGGTTCTTCAGCGGAACAGCCCAGAATGGGCATGCCTGACACAGAATAGGAAATGATTGAGTTTGTGAGACTGCGGGCCTTCATGGCCAACTTTTCCTGGACTTGACTCGTGTCCGATACCTTGTAGTGAGTCAGATCAATTCCGGTTGTCAACGAAGAGACTTTCCGACGGCCTCTTTCGAACAGTACAGCAAACTTGGACAAAGCCCACTGCCTGGTGCGTAACCTGCTGTTTTTATTCCGGTGCAGGTCTAACCGGACTGATGCAGAACCATGATATTTTTTGCATACACAGATACTTAGTATCTGACATTGTGCAGAGCAGAAAATACCAGGTTTTTGTACCATTTTTGCTGTTATCGACTGTGGTTATAATATATTATTATAACACAAAATACAGCAGTGGTCAACTAATCAATCACGGGTGGTGGCATGGCCTTGAGCTTGTTCCACATGTCATTTTGTTCCAATAACTGTGCTTCCAAGGCACGGTACTGATCTCCCAATTCGCGCAATTGACTCCACTGTGCTTCCAATTTGGTATTTGGTTGCAGTATATTCATGCGTTGCTGTATGGTTTTCAACAGGTCCACAAGACTGATATCGCCAATTTGGATATCAGCATCAGGACCTGGCAGAATAATTTTGCTACTACCGGGGCGTCCTATTAGGCCTGCAGAGGTACCTGCAGGAACAGTCCACTGTGGTCCGTTTCCAGTTGTAATACCTGTTACACCATTCCAGTTACTGGCGGTTGTACACCCTGACACCTGCGGATCCAACAGATCAAGATCTGCATTGCATAGTCGATCAAATATGTTTTCCAAAGACCTTGACATGATTATTTGGCCGCGGTCAATGCTTCTTTTTCTGCGGTGATTTCTTTACGTCGTTCTTTGATGGCCTTGCTCATTTCTTGCAGAGCTTTTCTGGCACGAGCGGCTGAAGCTTTTACACCCTTGCTGGTGAATTTTTCGTTTTCTGCTGTGTATGTTTCAAATGCTGTGGCTAATGTTTCGTGATTGCTCATGTGTTATGTCCTTGTGATAATTAGTACGTCAACGCTGTCACTTACGGCCTCTGCCAACAGGCTGTCGTAAGTAGCAGGATCCCAGAGTAAGCGTTGGACTCGGCATCCTGAAAAAAAAGTTTCCAAGGCTTGATCTTGTGCAAACACATGATCTGTGTCACTGCTACCAGCAGAAACCAGGGCCTCATGCAGTTCATAAATCAAGATTTTGCGATTGCGATCAATAATGTGTTCTTTCATATGTTTAATTATACAGGTTATATGTTGCCTGTCAAGAAATATCTACAGGCTGATATGCCGACGGGCCCAGTTGTCCCAGATGTTCAATTGAGACCATCCATGCGACCAAGTTACCATGAATGTGCTCAGGGTATTTTGATCGTAGATATACATACGGTTTTCTTCCACACGAGCCTGGCTGGTTCGATTGGCTGTGGACCAACTGGTCAGAAGTTTGCGAGCCTGTGGGTCTCGAAATGTCACAATATACAGTGCTTCGGCTGTGCGAAAATTTGGAATGGACATCTATTGGATCAGGTGGAGGCGATGCTGGACATACATTTAGTTATGCCGACTATGACATAACTGCGTGTTTGGTTGCGGAAAGTGGGAGTCGAACCCAATGTCTTCAGCTTATGAGACTG